TCAATGCTGATTATTTTATACTTAAAATTCCTGCACCCTACTTCAATAAGGTGTTTAAGACTTCGGGTGTCGGGCAAGGTTTCTTCGTCAGGCATTAAAAAGAATTTATGGTCTAAATTCCTTTTGCTCGGCATCTTGGTTTTTCTTTCATACAAATCTCGGTGTGGAACTGCCATGATAAGGTAACCGCCTGGCTTAGTTATACGCATCCAATTCATTATCGCTAACTCGGGACGGTCTAAGTGTTGTAACAAGTGTGAATTGTAGACTAAGTCATAGGTATTGTCCTCGACTGACTCCATAAGTTCTGCGTTGCCGTTATCTTTATCCCAAGTCTCGCACCAATCAGTTAAGGGGTCTAAGCCATCGTGTGTATCTATTCTACCTACTCCAATGTCAATGACTTTGCCTTGGACATACTTGTCAAAGAATCCTGAAGCTTCTCTGCGTGGTCTTGATTTGCTTGTTTCTGCCATGATTATATTTTTTTAGCGGTTATTTGTTCGTGTCCGACTTGATGCCTATCTATTTTTAAAACTTCAAAGCCATGTCCGTTAAGTAATTGTTTTAAATCCTCAATGCCATATATCCAAATATGTTCTAAGCCGTTAAACATTTTGTCATCCATTTGACCGTCCTCAAGGATTATAGGACTTTGAATTATTAAATGCCCACCTTGAACCATAAGCCTATTGCACTCTTCTAAGAATCCAATACTATCTTCAATATGTTCAAAGACATCTAAGGCGATTATGTTGCTAAATTGATACCTTGCCCATTGTTTTGATATCTGAGGAAAGAAACCAAAGTGTAACTCAGCATCTTTAGAATACTTTTGAATCTCGTGTTTGTACTTTGAATCTACTTCAATCCCTATGCACTCAAAGCCTAAATCACACATCTCGCCTAATAGGATACCTGGCGAACAAGCAATCTCTAAACTCATCTTTGGCTCAATGTGGGTTAAGTTCTCAATAACAAGTCTATTTTTGTCTACAACATTAGATACTTGTTCATCGATGGAAGACCTTATCGGTGTACTCCAATAGTTGTCAGTGTAAATGTCTTGAGGGTTACCAAAGACTTTACTCTTGTATGAGTTGCCTATTTTTTCGTATTCGTCAATCATAATGTTTTATCTAAAATGTTTTTAAATTGTTCGTTGGTGTGAAAGGTAAACCACTTGCCACCTTGTGGAATGACATTCGGTGCGTATAAGTATTGCTCTAAAATCCGTTTTACTTTTAATTGTTCTGCGATTGAGAATGCTAAACTCTGACCGCCAATAAATAACTTGCAACCATTAATTGCTACGGCTAATTCTAAGGCGTTATTAACTTTTAAATGTTGTATCTTATCGTTGTGAATTGCAAACCTCTTAAACTCCTTCTCAGTACCCACAAAGTATACATTATCGTATTGCTCTAATTGGGTGTAATCAATAAAAAAGTTATTGTATCTTGTAGTCCTGTTTACTATAATGTAATTGTTGCCAATGTTCTCAGGTAAAAATATACATTGTTTACTTAGGTTCGGTCTAAATTCGTGATAGGCGTTTGCTATCCAATTCTGAATATTCCCTGCTGACAAGTTCTTGTATTCTTTTCTGAACAAGTCTAAGTCATAATCTACTAAAACATTTTCATCCTTGCCGACTTTTATAACCTCATGAATATAAGGTTGAGCCTTTAATAGTGGGGCAAGAAAATCAAACATAAAATCATTCATCATTACTGCACCTGTTGGATGTGTTTCATCGGTAAATCCACTTGGCACACCTATTTTAATGTAGTAGACTACTTTGCACTTATTGTCTTCGCAGTATTGGTGCATACTACTCAATGAGTAAATAATATCTCCTGCGTTTCCAGAATGCTTAACTTTTATATAATTTTTCATATTCTATTACTAATTTATTTAACTCTCCAAATAAAGCCTCACTATATGCCAACCCGTCGCATGAACTACACTTAGGCAATGGCTCGGTTATACCTAAGTCCTTTCTTAATACGTTTGCTTTGTGTATGTCCTCATCATTGTAAACCATAAAGCGATGTTCCATTGTTAAACGGTAGCGACCTATTGAGTCAACTATTAATTCGTATTGAGTTTTGCTCAGCTCCATAGATACCTATTAATTACTTTTGTAAACACGAAAGGTAAGAAAATTAACAAGGGATCGAAAAGAATAACCGAACCCAATAACCCAATCCAAAAGGATAAACAAGTTGGACAAGAAAATGGTTTCTTTAGTTTCCTATTAGGAAACTTACTTATTAAAAATTGGAAAATTTCATGCAATCCAAGAGAGCATCCACTAATCCAAAGTGCTGATAATACTGTCATATCGTTTTATATTAATTGTTTTAATGTTATATTTTTCCTTAACGTATTTGTGAAGCTTTGCGCCAAGTTCAATTCCTTTCTTTGGGTTGCTGATTAATCCTTTCATTACGCCATCCCAATCGCCTTTCGGTGTAAGTACTAAGCCTTGTTCAATAAACTCTTTGTAAGGCTCTACATTTGAACATATAATTGGTAAACTAAACGCTCCTGCTTCCAAAACTTTAAGATTACTCTTGCACTGGCTAAACTTGTCAGAACCTAAAGGAGCTAAAGCGCAGTCCATTAAATTATACATAAGTGCATAATTCATTACATCCATCCACTCAACTCTCATGTATTGGTTTGGTGGTCGCTGAAAATTAGATGTAAAGTAACTTTCGATTAATTGATAGTATTCGCTTGAACTATCGTTGTAGCCACCTAACAAAAGGGAATGATTCTTATTCTTTAGTAACTTGGTAAACGGTTCTGCCAACTTCTTTAAATCTAAATGGTGGTTGTTAGCCCCTATCCAACCGATTGTATATTTCTCCTGAGGTTTCTTATTAGGAATAAACTGAGGTTGCGTAAAGTCTATTGCGTTAGGGATGTACACTATGTTGGAATGGTAGTCTTTTAAACACTCCTTAAGAAACGCTGAGGCAGTCCAAATGACATCAGCGTATCCAATAGCATCTAATATCCTTTGCTCTAATATTGAATCTTTAACTCCGTCTTTATAATGGTATCCAGGAAGCTTAATCCAATCGTCAATATCCAGGATAATCTTGCAACCGCTATTTTTAGCCTTGAGTAAATAGTCTTCGTCATGCTTGTACATCCTATTTAAAACCACTATATCAAATTGGCGTGGATGAAACTCAAGTGTAAACCCATTTGTTCCCTTTATATCTAAGTCCTTATAGTCTTCGTCTAAGTTTGCAAAAGGTATTTGTAACCTATGATAGCCTACGCCTGAATCCTTCTCGTTAATGTATATTATTTTAACCATTCTCTTAAGTGTTGTCTATATTCTTTTATAGCGTGTCTTACTGATGTGTAAGGGATTCCAATATCTCGGCTTAATTGTTTTGTGTTTACTCCAGTTATAATAAGCTCGTTTAGTAACCTTGAATGATAAAAGTATTTATTGTTTTGGTCAAGCATATCCTGTTCAATTTTCTTAACTACCTTTTCCGTATCAATAAACTCTTCGTCTAAATCGTGTAAGTCATACATAGGAATATCAAACAAATTTCGCCATACTACAAATTTATCGGTTATATCATTATTCCTATCACATCCTCCCCCTATATTAATATCATCAAACATTATTAACTTCTCTCTATTGCCAAACTTTTTCCTAAAGGCAGTCCAGTTGCAATGTGAAACTTGAAATTTAAGAATCTGCAAAGCGTAAGGGGTTAAGTAGTTGTTCTCTGCGATTGTCTCTTTCTTATGGTCGGGTAGTTCTAAGAGTATAGATAAGACTTCGCTCTTTAATTCTTGGTAGTTATTATGTCCGTACTTCTTGCAATAATCGTTGAAGATTTTTGAGTCATTAAACTCAATCAGCAGTATGTTGAATCTCTCACTCAATGTATTTTCTTAAGTGTTCGGGGTAAGTCGCTAACATCATACACCGTTCAAGCTCTACATAAGTCACAGTGACTACCGTTGTGTAGTTAGGTCGATATATCCAAAACTCTACCTTCTCAGGTTTACGATTCCTTGAACATCCGCCCTCTTTAGCGGCTATTTTAAAGACTAAGTTGTCAATATAGTTGTTAATTAAGTCTGACATTATTTTACAATATTAAATTTAAAATTTGAATAAACCTAATTATTTTTAAATGAGGTCTTTTATCTTTTGTTTATAAAGTGTTTTAAATTCATCTATTTCAGGTATTGAGTATTGTTTTTTTATGCCCCTCGATTCTATTAACTCATTATAGTTATCAATACCAATTCTCCATGGTAATCTTATTGAATATTCAATTAGGTTTCCATGTAAGAAAACATTGCATTGTTCACAACTACCATGTACATTAAATTCATTAAACCTTAATGCAGGATGTGAACCAACCGAGAAATAGTGAGAAGCTTGTGGTGAATCCCTGAAGTCACAACCACAAGAAACACATGGTTTACCCTTATCTCTAAGCCGAATATACTTGTTAAAAATAGTTTGAAGCTCCTTTAAGTGTTGGCTCTTGGTCTTCATTCTCTCCTTTTTAACTTTGTTCTCTGCCTTAACCACCTTTGCAATCTTGCCCCTACTATAAGCCAAAGCGCAGGAATAAGAGCAGGTAACCATTAAAGCTCTAACAGGCTCAAATTTATTCAGACATATTTTGCAGGTCTTCATTTTAAAATAGTTTAGTTTGTTTTATAAATGGCTCAAGTCTTTTATTTGCTATCTCTACATATTTAGGATTCATTTCACTACCTATATATTGTCGATTAGACCTTAAGCATGATTCAGCCGTACTCCCAGTCCCCATAAACGGATCGTAAATAACTCCACCCTCAGGACATCCTGCAAGTATTGGCTTTCTTATTAGTTCTTCGTTATAAGAAGCATAATGCTCGTTTGTTGATGGCTTTGTAGTTATCGCCCAAAAGTCTGAGACATCGCCTGGATTTTTACCTTTTTGATTATTTTTATTTATGTCATCGGTTTCAAATATTACATCGGTCATTTTAAAATTCATTAATTCAAATTCACTATCCCAATTATCTAATAAATCTTTTATCATATTCCAATGTTCTATTGATGGAAATGCAAAACCTTTAACATCATTTCTATACCAATGCTCAACAGTCGTTTTTGGAATATTAACGCTATCAACTAAAACATTCATTTTTATTCTTTCTCTTAAAAAATTTACAAACTCTTTTTGCTCTGGTAAGTTTGGTCTTTTTTCAATTACATTTTCTCCCCTATTTTGGTGCATTCCTTGTCTATGTTCTTTTTCTATATCAATAGTTTGATATTTGCTTTGTGGTATTAAATGTGATTTATTGCCTTTAAAAATACTTGAGTTACCTCCCTCTTGACCTGTAAAGGAATATTTGTATCTTTCTAAACTTATTTCTTTTATAGGGTCTCTAATTGAATCTAAATCAAAATAATAAGATTCTGACTTAACCATAAAGAAAAAATACTCATGTTTTTTAGTAAACCTATCTTTGCAGCTTTCAGGCATCCCATTAGGCTTTGCCCAAACTATATCATTTCTCATAGTCCAACCCCTATCAATACAACCAATAGCAAATCTATGAGGTATTAATAAAAGACATTTGCTTGACCTTTCATAAGTATCCCCTAAATTTATCCAAACTGTTCCTGATGGTTTTAATACTCTATAAATTTCATCCATCATACTCCATAAATTTTTAAGGTATTCGTTAAATGTAGGTTCTAAACCCCATTGCCCATCGTATCCGTAATCTCTTAATTGCCAGTATGGAGGCGAAGTTATAACGCAATCAATAGTATTATCTTGCATTTTAGCCATTGTCTCTAAATTATTCTCGCAATATATTTTATTGGTTTCCATTAGCTTCAGTTTGAGTATTTAGTTCTGCAATCTTAGTTAAAATAATTTCATACTTTGCCTTGTAAACTTTGTCATACTGCATATTGTCTTCGTGCATACTGATGCTATGAATCAGGGTTGAATGATCGTGGTTTGTTTCTAAAGTACTTGCAATCTTTTTTAAACTCATCAAAGTGTTATGTCTTACCCAGTAGTAATACATTGACCTTGAATCTACAACATCCCTTTGTCTTATGCTCACATCAATATCAACTCCTAATTCATTATTTATAATGTCCTTGACTCTTTGCAAGTCCGTTGGTAATTCTATTCTTTTAGGGCGTTCTATTTTAGCAATTAAAAGTTTGTTTTCATTTAATTGTTTAGTGTATCTAATCTTTAAATTTTCGTGGTCATTTAAAAGTCGATTGTATAATCTCTTATACTGGCTTTCGGTGTACTGTTTGGAATCCGTTGCGGTTGTCATTGTTGTATGTTGTTTTTTTATAATGTATCTCTAAATGTTTGTTTTCCTTTTTCAAATTGAAGTCTGATAAACCCAGTCTCTCCGTTTCGATGCTTCAAATATAATACTTTTATTAATGGATTATCGCTTTCAGGTTCTTCATTGTGTAATGCGATTACTATATCAGCATCCTGCTCAATAGCTCCCGACTCTCTTAAATCGCTTAATCTTGGTTCTCCGTTTCTCTTTTCGACATCTCTGCTTAACTGAGCCAGTGCAATTATTGGAATATCTAACTCTTTAGCCATTGCCTTTAGAGTTCTTGAAATAGTACTTATCTCTTGTTCTCGATTACCCTTTCCGTAAACAGTCATCAATTGAAGATAGTCCACAAACACCGCTTTAATGCCCCATTTCTTTTTTGCCTTGCGGACTTTTTCTTTAAAGTCTAATAAGTTTAAACTTGCAGTATCGTCAACATACAAAGGTAAATTGAAATCAGTACTTAATAATGTCTTCCAATTACCCTCATGAATCTCTGCCTTAGTTAAGTAGTTAGAATAGATGCCAGTCATGGAGCTGATTACCCTCATTGCTAATTGTTCTGTGCTCATTTCTAAACTAAAGAACGCAACTGGTATATTTTGTTTTGCTAAGTTAACGGCTAAGTTCAAAGCAAAGGCAGTCTTGCCCGTCGCAGGTCTTGCTGAAATAATTACAAGGTCAGGACTATGCCAACCGTTTGAAATAGCATTTAACCTGGCAAACCCAGTGTCTAATCCTACTATCTTATTGCCACTTAACTGCATAGTTTCAATCTTCTTAATCATTTCGTAAGCTACTGTTTTAAACTCTTTAAAATCCTTTGCGTTTTTAATACTAAAAGTTTCAATCTCTAAATTTATTTTTTGTATCGTTTGAAATACATCGTTGTCGGTATTGTTAATCTCGCTTATACTTCTTTGGCATAGCATCATTAATTCTCTGCTTATGTACTTCTGAATTAAGATTGAGCAATGATATTCTAAGTTTGCTTTTGAGGCTACCTTAGAAGTAATTTCAACTAACTCATTAAGTAACTTACCTCCAGTTTTTTCGTTAACCGATAGTAAGTCAGTCGGTTTGTTTTGTTCTGCGAGTTCTAATATTGCTTTTAAAATAACTTTATTATTTTGGTCAAACATCATCTCAGGTGTTACCGTGCATCTACTTAAAGAAGTTGTATCAATCATTAGCACTCCGATAACTGCGTGTTCTATGTCTATTGCGTTGTTCATCTTGGTTTGTATTCTTTAAGGTTGTTTGTTTTAGGTTCTAATATTTGTTCTTGTTTTAATTGGAAAACTCCTGCCCAATTATTTTTAATTGATTGTTCTAAAATTAAAATTTGTTTAGGCTCATCTCCAGGTGCAAAGTTATTTAAATCTTTTTTAATTAATTCCATTGCTAAATCGGTTGCAGGTTTTTTTATTTTTACCCTCATGTCTAAGTAACTTTCAAAGGTTAAATCAAACAAAGTTTTTGTCTCTTTTTCTTTGTCCTTATCCTTGTCTTTATCTTTATCTTTATCCATAGCACCTTTTAAGGGGCTTCTAAGGGGCTTAATTTTATATTTATTTAATATGTCTAAAACTGATTTATGAACTCTATTATCAGGATTTAATTGACCATATTGAAACTCTACAAAATCAAAAATAAACCACTTATTGCCGTTGTCAATTACTTGTATTTGTTCTTTAAAAAGTTCTTTAGCGATTTTAAAATCTAAACTTTTATCTACTCTAATTTTAGCAACATCTTCGTCAACTTGCCATACTCCAGCATGGTCGCAGTCATCTAAAATATAAAACCAAAGGAGTTTGTAAGGAGCATCTAAGTCCCTTACAAAGGGTTTCTTCCATTTATCCGTATCAGTTAATCTCTTCGCCATAATTAAAATAATGTTTTTTGAGTATTATTGATATTATTCCAGTAAATTTTAACATCATTCCTGCCATTTTCTTTTATTATTGGTACACAAATATTTTCACCCCATAATTCAATCATCCTTGAAACACATATTTGTTCTTTCCCAAGGTCATAAAATATTTCTTTTAACCCACCTGCATTTGTTCCATTAGCAGGACTTGAAAATGCAAACAATGTTATCCTTGCAGTTTTTTGTCCTGACTTCACTACCTGCATTGCAAAATCTCTGTCTTCTTTGCCTTCTACATAAACTCTATACCTTAAATTGAGTGTCTTAGTGTTGTCTATAAATACACAAGAATCACAAAAACTATTATAGATAATATCTTTAGTTGCAGACCAGGCAAACTGCCTATATTCTAATGAACCCAATGCAACCGCATTATTTATAAATTGTAATTGCGATTTTAAAAGTGCATTAAAATCAGTTCTTATTAACTTTGTCCCTTCCCTATAAAATAAGCCAGTAATATCATCGTCTAATTGCCAAAAGTTTGCAATTCCATTTTCTTCAGTATATTGTTTTATGAAGTTTCTTACATAGGTAATGCCACCATTATTTATAGGTAAAATCAAATAAGTAAAATTAGGGTATTTCAACTTGTATTGTTCGTATTCTTGTGGTTCTACAACTGCGATTATAGGTTGGTTAACTTCTTGTGCATACTTTAGTAAAGTAGAATTGTTAACTCTGTTTTTTGTTGGTACAAATATATTTAATGATCCCATAATTTATAAAGTAAAAAAGCCGTTTTCCTTCATTTTAATATCAAATAATTCTTCTGCAGGTTGTTTACATTTATACATATATTCCCTATAGTACAACACAAAGGCAATACGCATAAAATCTTCACTGCAATCTTTAAATGGAGTGTTGCCATGCCATCTATGCACATCTGCAAAAAGTATATCACAATTCTGCATATCAATAGCAACCCTATATTCTGGTAAGCAAAAATAACTGCCAGTATAATTGCCCTCTCTATAAACAATTAGGTTGCCAAAGCCATCGGGTAAATCACCTGCATCTTTATGTATAGCAGTTTGGAAGTTTCTATTGACTGTGACAGTTGTAAAAGATGTTTCACCAAGCCTATAATTTCTATTTGTACCTTTGGCGATTGCAATCTGTTTTTTGTAATGGACTGGGCAAAGTTCTTCATATTTCTTGTCTATAAATTCTACAAAAGGTAGACCTTGTTTGAACTTATCAAAATAGTCCCTTGCAAAAGCAGTCTTCCTACAATAGTGAACCATTGCACCTGCATCCATGTAACCAACATTACCACTGAAAACTTTATTGCCAATGGTAATATTACTTATACTACCATCTTTCCTGATTCGTTTATGACTGCTTCCACTTGCAGTTCCCCTTCCATCGGTTAAAGTAATGCTATCTTTAAAAGCATTATAACCAAGTTGCAAAGTTTCTAAAGGTATTGCATTTTTACGATATCTAAACAATAATTTACCATTAATGTCATAGGCATCACAATCTTCAGTTATAACCCTATCATAACTATTGTCATCAAGAAATTTACCTTTTAAATTAGCAATTTTTTGCTCAAGTATTACTTGTTTTAATTTAATTGTTTCCATATTCTTTTCTTAATAATTGTAATAATAAATCAGGCAAGTTGCCCTTTTGTTGAAAGTCTTGGTTGTATTCTTTTTTAATACCAGTTTTGCATAAAGCCTTAAATTCTTTAAGTTCATCTTTGCTGAAGTACAAAATTGTTGTTGTAATTTCAGTGTTGTCTACTTGGTCGGTATTAAGGCCATAATCGTAATCAAATAATTCCATTATGTTATTTTGTTTATTTTGTTGTAAAAAAAAGCCACTATTCACAAGTACAGTAGAAGTGCAACTTGTAAACGTGGCTAATATCTTTGTTATTTAATTGAAGTCTTCTACCCTTCATAACGGTGCAAAGATAAACTAAATATTTAACTTTCCAAATTTAATTTATAGGTAAATTCTTTTTTATCCAGGTTGCCGATTCTTGCGCCGACTCTTTCTATTTTACCTTGCTCGTGTAAAGTATTAAAACTTCTGCGATAAGATGTTATGGGCGTTCCGTGGGGCAATACATTTGCATTATACATAAGCCAAGCACTGTTCATCCCATTAGGCTTAAAAGCGTTTAGAATTATTTGGTCTTGCTTCAATGTTTTTTCTTTTGAAGTAGCCAAGTCTTGTCCTTTTTCTTTAATGGTGTTGAAGAACATTCCGATTTTTTTAACTGTTATGTGCATTTTGAATTTTATTAAGTTCTTGTTTAATTGATTTGCGCCACTTAGCAAAGTTTTTAGAAGTAAGAATCTCAGCTCTGATGTTGTTTAGATGTTGCAGACAAACACCCTCAAGCGTAATGCCTGAGGATAGTTTGTTTGGGTTAGATAGTTGTTGTAAGTTCATAAGATTAGATTAAAATGGTAAATCTGAAATGTCCTCGTCTTTAATTGTCACTTCCAATGCAGGAGGCGTGTCGCTCCAAACTCTTTTAAGGTTACCTAAGTAAACTTTTTTAGTCTTGGCTTGTCTTTCCTCTTGACTCTGAGAGATGGTTAAACCTGCAACATTTCCATACTGGTCTACTTCATTGTTGATTGAAATGTTGATGTTTAAGAACTTGGCGGTTGAGCCGTCTTTCAAAGTTACTTCTTTGATGTTTTCTTTTTTGATTAGGTTCAAGTTAATTGAACCGCTTAAAATTTCTGCCATGATTTATAATTTAATTTGTTTAATTGTTTCGGTTAAAAGGTCTTTGTCTTCTTGCGGTACTTCAAATTTAAAGATATTTAAATCGATAAACTCTTCGCCTGGTATAATGTAGGGTATCTCTTCGTTTGTAGCTGATGCCAACCAATAGTATTTATATAGGTCTTGCGCATCCACATTCTGCGCTTGGTGTTTAATCAACCCCAAGTCATCTTCATAAGGGCAATATACGATTAATTCTGCAAATTGTTTCCCTAAAAGAATACTATTGCTTACTAATTGCCAGTAATACTCAGGTCGCTCGTATTTTAAAGTTTCAATATCTTTAATGTCGACAAGTTCTACAAACGATTTTAAAGTAAACGGACATTTAATGTCAATAACTGAGTCAATCGTGTAACCGTCAGGACTTCCACACCAATGAGAATACTCGGGATGTTTAATCGTTTCATCCGATACAAGGGAATATTCAAGTCCTAACTGATTGAAAACTATACCCTCAAGTAGATGCCCCCAAGATGTCGGCTTGGATGTTGTCTCGTTGCTCAATGACCTGCCTAATCTACGTTCATAAGATAACTCGGTCAGGTAGGTTTCTTTCGGCTTCTTGCTTCCCATTAATCTATGAATGTTTGAAGATGAAATATTACCGATGCGGTTTTTATTTAGTTGTATGCTCATAATGATTCTAAATAATCGATTGTTTTCTTGTAGTTCTTTACTTCACTGGTATTAATTATTCTCTCTATATGCTCTCGTTTATCTAAAGGTACTAAATCTTGCATAAGGTCAAACAATGCTACTAAAGTTTCTTTTGATTCTAATGGGTTTGCATCCACTTTAAACGCCATTGTATCCTTTCGGTTAAGGTCACATCCAAATAACTTTCCAAAGTGGTCACAGGCATCCTTAATGGCTAAGGTTTTAGCAATCGGATAAGCCATTGACAAAGCTCCGTTGTTTATATTTGCTAAGTCAGCAGGAGAAGTCCCTTTTGCAGTTTGCAATTGCACCGCACCGATGCCATCGTGATACATCATAGTAGCTTCCGTTGGATGAAAGTAATGTACTCTGACTGTAACCCAAACTCCATTAAAAGAAGTGCCTTGATTGGTAATTTCGATTGAATACTTCTTGAATATCTTGCGGAGCATAAACTCCACTTTGTCAATGGGGATATATTTATGACCTTTAACAAATGGATGCTCCTTAACCCATTCTTTTTTTGGCTCTTGGTTTAATAAGAGATTCAATTGGTCATTCTTGTAGCTAACCAAAGCATTTTCTTCGTGTAATTCTTGTATTGTTGGTAGGTTGCTCATTAGCTTAAAGGTTTAAAATTAATTTGATTTCGTTAAGTTTTAGGTTAAAGGTTTCTTCAGATATTTCATTTACACCTGAACAAGCTCCGCCTTGAATACTTGTTAGTTTAAGATGGTTATAAGCCACCTCCAGTACATTGCCATCGTCTAAAAGTTTGTGGTAATAACTGCCTGAGTCAGACTCCCAAAATTTAGGTAGTTCAACTTCTTCTTTGATTGTTTTTATTATTGTTATTTTCATTATTTGTATTGTTCGTGATTTTCAAATAGTTCATTCATTAAATCGCAGGAAAGTAATTCAAGGCACATCTGAAACTCAATCCATTCTCTTGATTCATCAGACCAAACGGCTTGGTTTTCTTTATGTAACTTTCTAACGCCTGAGAATTTAACGCCTTTAAATTCAAAGTCATAATTAAAATGTCCGAATGCGTTACAGTAAAGATAATTTATAAAGATATTTTCGCCTGAGAACTCGTATTCTTCCTCAAGCTCTTTGAACTGCTCTTCGGTAAAACAAGTATTAACTACATTGTTGAAGTGCCAGTTGTTTTTAGGTGTGTATGTCATACGATTCTGATTAAAAGGTTAAAAACATAAACGAAAAGTAGTCCAATGGTAAAGATACCTAAGGCGATGGTTTGTAATTTGTCTTTCATGGGAGCAAAGATATATTATTAATTGACAATTTAAAACTATAAACTAAATATTTTTAGTAATTTAGTCTAACTATGTGTAAATCAAACAATTATTTTTTAGATTGAATCATCTTGAGCAATGAAACCGACGCACAAAACCGCCCCAATCAGGTATAAAGATAAGTAAATCATAAGTATGAGGGGTTACGTTCGCACTTATCCTGGCATCTGCAATCAAATTGAGAAGATTCAAAGCAAGTGTGTTTATTACCGTTATATCGGATGTGTTTATTTTGCCTATGGTGGTAGGTGTAACCAAAGTTTAAAAATCTAAACCCGATCAAAAGCATTTTTAAGTTTTTATTCCTATAAAAAGTAAAGGTCGGGATAAGGTAAATAAACCCTGCATCCATGTCCTTAGTTATTTGATTTAGCATATTTATAAGTTAAGTAAAACATTGAAATTGTTAAAATGATTCCAAAGATTAAACCAATTTTAAATCGATTCCACCACTTAACAGGTTGCTTAATTACTTTGGTTGTAAACTTATGTTCAAAGATTGTATCCTTTTGACTTACGATTTGAGTGACTTCTCTTTCTTTCCATTTAATATAAGTAACCACTTTAATTCCGTTTTTAAGCGTTGTTATTGTATCAATGCGATTGATTGTATCAAACTTAATAAAAGTATCGTGAGACCACCCTCTAATCGTGTCATATCGGGTAATGGTTGAGTCTGATAGGTAACCCCAAGACTTGAGCTTGTTTATTTTGCGTTCAGCTCGGTAACTTTGGCACGATGCCAGTAAGCAGATTAGTGCTAAGATTAATTTATTTTTCATAAGTTTCTAAATAATATTGTTCTGATTGGTCAGTTGTCCATTGAGTGTGTTGATAATTGTCAAACACTCTTTGACCTTCTATATGCGCATCGATGATTTGCTCCTTCTCCATTTCTTTTGCTTGTTCAATTTCCTTTAAACATTGGAAAGATATTTTAGAATAAATTTCCCATTTTTCTAATTGGTCAACTAACCATTCGACTGCCGTCATGTTTTTATTGCTCATTTATTTTGTTTTTTGATACGCTATGATTCGCAAATATACGAAGTCATTGGTTTGGTTTTTTGTAAATATTGTGAAATTATTGGTTTGTATTCGGATAATTACCGAGTTATTGTGTTATATATTGCACTATTGCTTACCTTTATATTTCTTTTACTACACATTATATTCTTTTGTGCTATATGTCGCACTTTGCATTGTTTTTACTGCTCACTTTAAAAGGTTTCTAATTGTCAAAGGTATAACACCCTCAGACATTAAAGGTTTGATTGTTGACTTTTGAAGATTCGCAAACGATACAAAATCGGTTTGTCCAAAGTGAACTGTATATCGCCACTGGTATTCAACCGTTTTGACCATTGAGTATTTTTTCTTAAGTTCGGTTTCAATTAGACTGATGTATTCGTTCTCGGTCATCGTACTATAAATTTAACTCCATCAATTTCCACCGATTTAACTGTCTTTTTTTTGACTTGGTCATACGCCCATTGTGTAGTCTTACCATTGGCGAGGGCAAAGTTTCTAACTGTTATTAAGTTCTTAATCATTTTGCAATATTACAATTTTAAACTTACAAAACAAAATATATTTTAAATTGCAATACGCAATATTTGTATGATAAACTATGCAATAACGTATAAAAAGTAGCTTAATGTATGATATTATACGCATTTGCATTCACAATTCTAAAAAATATTGTGACATAAAAAAACCCCCCATTCCTGAGAGGCTCTTTTACTTATGAAAAAACAACAACTATTTACACTTCAAATGTAATTATAATTTTGGATAGTTTCCTATTTTTTCTTTGTTATTTAATTGTTTAGTTGTCAACCCAAATGTCTTTTCAAAATGCGGATAATCTTTGAAAGTTCGAAATTTGCCACCCCAAAACCATCCGTATTTTTCAAATATCTTTACAACTTCCATCCAATCTGCCTGACCGTCTTTGTCAAAGTCCTTACCTCTCTCCCAAGTTGCCTTACCGTCCACGATCAAAACTATATCTATGGCTAAGCCAAAATTATGAAACGATTGTCCGCCTTTTGCATTAGTTACAACCTGCCCTTTAATTGAACGCCCTTTAGAATATAAAGCGTTCTGCTCTTCAATAGTTCTTAATGTGTGCGAGAAACGGCATATAACCCCATTAGAGAGCGTTTGACATATCTCGGAGTATAAAGCCTTAGCCTCTTCTTTTATCTTCGGATGTAGAAGCTCTATTCGGTCTAAAGTTATTTGGTCAATCATGCTTTGTAAATGTCTTGTTCTTTTTTATACTTAGAATCTATGTAAAGTTGCAACAACCCTAAAGCACCGAGCCAACATTGAAGCGCGAACTCAACATCCTTGATTCCTATTTTACCAAATAGCATAGGCAGGAAAGTTGCCCCTCCTATGTAAATCATTATCTTCCTGGTTATACTTAACCATTTTGGTGTATTTGTCTTTCTTAACGACATTTGCCTTGCCCCCTATACTTCTTTAATGGTTTATTGTTTTTAGAATGGATTCCTTTTCCGTTCTTTTTAGCTTTTTTTCTGAAAGAATTTGTGATTGTTTTTACTTTAGCCATTTTTTGATTTTAAATAATAGTATCTTATTGCAAAAACACCTGATACAATTGCAATTAGTCCAGCGAGTAAACTCACGATAGGTTGCATAAGTGACGAGTAGTGGGCAATAGTGCCGAGAAAACTTGTAGTTAGTAGTAGGTCAGCTATGTTATCATTCATGT